TCCGTTCGTGAAGTTAGTGTAGGTCGAGCATGACGTCCCGGAATTGATCGTAACCGTCGGGGTGACGCCTGCGGTAATATTCGAGATGCAAGCGCCGTTGATGAAGTCGCCCCAATAGGGAGCCACGTCGAGCGTGGTGAACAACTGCGGAAGCGTCAACGGGCTGGGGCTGGAGTTGATCCAGTTCATGACTCCCGAAATGTTTCCGCTACTAACAGCGGGATTCGCCAACTGGCTGCCGATCGCGCCGAACCATCGGCTGGTTGGATTTTTCGTCGGATGCCAGCTATTGGTGCCGTACACACCCGCAATTAGTTCCATAAGCTCCGCGGCACGATACCCCCCGTAGTTCGGATCGGTTGCTGCGTAGGCCGAAACATATCGGTAGGTCCCAAAACCAGGGTTCCAGTTTTCGTTACCCAAGGAATATTTGACCAATAGCCCCAGCGGCATGCACGATTTGAGCTGCGTGGCGGCGTCTGTGACGAACTGATTCGACGCCGCGATCGGGATCGTGAACTCTAAATTTGCGCCCAGCGCGCTTGCGACCAGGCACATAAACGCCGTGTCGATGCCGCCCTTCGGTCCCTTGCCGCCATTCTGGCCCGGCACAAGAACGCCGAGGATCGTCGTGCCGGCTGCGCTGGGCGTGCCCAGACTGGCGCTCATGTTGTAAGTGCCAGCGCCGCCCGGCGTCCCGCTGGCCTGCGAAACGATTGTCGTGTTGTTGGCGCAGCCAATGCAAACAATTCGCTGCCCGGCCGCGAAGGGCGGCCCTGATGTAAACGAGGTAATCGTCAGCGTCGATCCCGACACTTGGCCGACGCCACGCGCGAAATCGAGCGAGTTTGTGATGCTATTGTAGTTGGAGCCGGCGAGCTGAGAGATGTCGCTGATCGCGTTGGTGTTGGTCTGCATCCAGTCCATCACCCGGAAGAAACCGAACGCGACAGGCGGCTTCAGCGCGGCGACCCAGTCAGGGTCCAGCGTCTCGCCGGCCAGGAGCCGTGTGCATTTACCTCCGGCTGTATCGCAAAACCTGATGTTGCGCGGGGGGTCTGCATAGCAAGCCGGGATGCCCGTGAAGGTGAGCATCGGGGCCATGTTGCCGTTGCCCGACGTCCCGAACGTGACCACCGCGCTGTTGGAGCCCGCAACAATGCCCCCTCCGACCGGATTACCGAACCGGAGCGTGACAGTCGGATTGGCGCAGCCGTCCCACAAGAGGTTGAAAACCGCGCCGACGTAATTGTTAAATGAGGTTTCCGAATACTGATACTGCGGCCACAGAACGGGGTCGAAAACGCCCCGCGAAATCGAGATGACATCGGACGGCAAAGGGGACTTTAGTTCGCCGGTTGCAGCGTCAAAATAAGTCGTCGGTGTCGAGCAGCTCGTCGGGCAATCCCAGATCGCGCGCGCATCCAGCGTCCCGTTGACGCTGCTGACCAGCGTCAAGGTGGTGCCGACCTTCCACCAGTTCAGTATCTGGCTGAAGGGCTGGCCGAAGCCGCCGCCGGTCAGGTTGACGCCGACACCGCCGGTATTCACGATGGCGCCGTTCGTAGCCGATACGCCCCGAGGGCGCGCTTCAACTCCCGTCGCCAATAGCGACAGCGTAACCGCTATGATTAACCGGAGCATTTTCATTCCCTACGGCGACGAAACGACCTGGAACTGCTGCACCGGAAATCGCGACACCTGCGTATTGTATGTCCATGTGCTGCCAGCAAGGCTGGCGGGCCAAGTCCCGAAGGTGCTACTTCCGCCGTTGCAGTTGGCGCCGCTGCAACTGATATTGTCCAGCCCGAGCGAGTTGCCGGCCACAAAGATCGAACTCTGGGCAGGGCCGCCGATCATAACCGACGCTACATTGTAGCCAGTTGAATAAGCGGCCATGATGTGGGTGGCATTGTCGCTATTGACGCAGATCCAGACGTTCCGCCCGTTCGAGGAAGCGGGGCCAGCTTGCACGTTACCGCCTAGCGCACCGGATTTATTTCCGTTCGTCGTAGTGCTGATGCTTCCGGTGTTTTGGATCAGGGTGCCCGGCAGGTTGGAAGTGTTGGCATAGTAGGCAATCTGAATATTGCCACCGCCCCCCGTCATCACGTTCAGGCCGACATTGAGAAACGTAACAGTTCGAGGAAATTGATGTAAGCGACAATAAATTTGACTTGCTGTGAACGTGGCCCCGGTGGCCATCGAAGACGCGGGCCACACTCCGTACCAAAACGACGCAGTATAGTTGAGAGGAGTGAGACCTTCGCACGTCGTCGCCGACGAACCGGCGCTGGTGGTGCAGTCCCCCGTGAAGGCCGGGAGCCGCGCCGCCGCCAGCGTACCCGACGTCAGCAGCGAAGCGTCCGTTGTTGCCGTCCCACCCTTACCCAGCGCAGCGACATAGTTCGTACCGTCCGATACAATGTCCGCGCTCTGCCCCGTCGTCAGAACAAGCGTGGCTGCGCCGTTGATTGTGGAGGTCGTGGGCGTGATCGTAACGGTGCCGGCGCCCAGATTGATTTGCGTATAGAAGAACGGCGCAGCGAACGAACCTGTTGCCTGGGGCAGCGTCACGGCCACCGCCGCAGCATTACTCTCCGTGACAACCTTGCCGCAATCCGAACTGAGGACCGTGTCGGATGTGCCGGTGGCAGCCCGAATGACTGCTGCGCCTTGCACGGTGCCGGTGGTCGTGATTGGGCCGCCGGACACACCGCAGGCCGTGTCGATCTGCGTAACGGTGCCAGAACCGCCACCGCCGCTTGCCCCGGTGACGGCATCGTTCGAATACTGCGCCGCTACCGGGCTTACGAAGAAAAATGCCGCGAGCGCGGCTGCAACGATCCTGTTCATTGCACCTGCCCCGAGAAAAAGGCCGTAGCACTGGCCGTCTTGGTGAAACAGCCGGTCGAAGAAAATGCGACGCTAATTCCGGTTGCGAAGGTGAGCGGGTTGACCCATGCAAGCGATGTGGCCCCACCGGTCGCATCCGACTTGATGTAGCGGCAGAATTTCGGGGTGACCGCACCGTCAGCCGGCGCAGACGTGGCGTCGAAGATCATGAGCCAGCCGGACACTGCACCGATCGACGTGGTCAGAGATAACAGGCTTCCCGCAGACACTTTCATGACATGGGTTGCTTCCGTCGCACCCGACACGACAGGCGCCGCGGAAGTCGCGGAGAACGTCGCATTCACTTGAAGCGGTAGCGCTGTCGGGTCGGAACACGGCAGCGCCTTGCCCTGGGCATTGAGGCACATGTCGACTTTTCCGTCGACACGACTGCCGCCGGGCGTCTCCCAGGAGGATTGCGCCAGCGCAGGCTGCGCCAGCAACAGCAGCGCGAACAACATCGTTGCCTTGAATGTTCGCATCTTCATGCTCCCATCTGTTGCGGCATGCCTGCGCCAATTGGCGCACCCTGCGGCTGTGGCATCATTGCCGCCTGCCCGCTTCCCTGGCCATCGAGGAACGGCGCCAGCATCTTGTGCGCTTCGAACACGCTATCGCGCACGAACGCTGCGGCGTTCAATTGCCGATCGTGCTGCATCGCCCCGATGTTGGCCCGCTTTTCGTTTGCCGTTGCTTGCGCCTGGTCCGCGCTGGCGAGCGTCTTTTCGGTTTCGGCAGCCTGCTTGGCATTGGCCCCGGCCAGCGCCTCCAGCTGCAGCCGCTTGGCCATCTCGGCGGCAGGATCCGGCGGTGTGGGCTGCGGCTGTATCATCTTCAAGAGCCGGTCCTTTTCCGAGCGCGGCAGGTTCGGGTTCATCTCGATCAGGACCTGCGGCGGGAACGTGCCGGGCATATAGCCCTTCAGCGTCTCGTAGGTTTCCTGCATCATCGAAATGATGTCCGGGCCTTCATCGAGCACGATGTTCACATGAAGCGCGCCGACCGCATTGACCAGCGTCGGCTGGCCCCACTCGTCGAGATCGACGCCGTTCAACTGGATGAACTGCGCCAGCTTCTCGTTGGTGTTGACGCGGATCCAGCGTTCCGCCGTCCAGTGTTTCTGTGCCGCATTCCAGATCTTGCGGTAGACGTTCAGCTTCCATGCGCGATGGGCGAGCACGAACGGACCGAGTTCGGCCATGCCCGGCTGGCGCAGCAGCTCGATCGCCTTGCCGGAGAGGTTGCCCAGGCCGGTGCCGGTCATCGCGGCGATGTTGGAATTGGCGAAGCCGTCCATCTCGGCTTTGGCATCGTCGGTGAAGGTCGAGAACACCGCGATGTCCGGGTGTGTATCGTCGACCTTGAAGTTCTTCTGCGGATTGACCTCGACATAACCATCGTGCCGGATCACTTCGCGGCGCGCGATCTCGACGTCGTCGACCGCGCCTTTGTCTGCAATCACACGCCGCGAATTCGCCAGCGCCAGCGTCTTGGACTTGCCTTGATTCAGCGCGTCCTGCGGACCCTTGAAGGTGCGCACGAACGAATAGCGGTCGCCGTCCTGGTCGATCGCCGCACAGAACATGTCGAACGAGGATTCACTGTTGCCGTTCTCGTCGACAAACGGCGAGACGCCCTGATCCAGCAGCGTGTTCGCCACATAGAACGCCCAGCACCAGCGGCCTTTGAACTTGTACCAGTGCTCGACCAGGCGAAGCCGTTTTGTGGTCGAGATGATCCACTTGATCTCGCGATCGGCGTTGGTCGTGAGGTCGCTGTCGCCGACGAACAAACCCTCCAGATCGTCTTCCTTGCCCGGGAACATCTCGACCGCGGCATCGATATCGAGCCACTTCGCAATGCCCTCGTAGCGGACGTCCTTGAAGTCGAAGCGATAGGACCGCGGATCGTAGAAATATTCATCGCCGACGACGTCATGCACGCCGATATCGGGATCGCCCTTGTCGCCTTTCGTCAGCACGACCTGCGTGCCGGTGATCCCTTCGATGCCGCCCTGCAGAAGCACGATCGGCTCGATCGTGTTCTTGAACTGGTTGCGGTCGCAGACGTAGCGGATCGTCTGCGTTGCAATCTCAGCACCTTCCTCCGACTTCGGATCGCGGCCCTCCGCTTTGGGGTCGCAGCGGGTGCGCTCGACGACGCCGACGATGCCGTTGATCTTGCGGCCGATCCGGTTCCAGATTTGCACGGGTTGATGGCGCGCTTTCAGGACGCGGTGCTGCTCGGCCGTCAGCTGCGCGCCGTGGTAGTAGCGCCGGGAGTCCTTCTGCTCCTCGATCTCGTCGACCTTGCTGTCGATGTAATCGAGATACTGCGTCCGCAGCGTGCGGACGGGCAGGAACATCTCGCTGTCGGGATCGAGGACGTCGCGGTCGCGCTTGTCCTCATCGGGATTGTTCGGCTCCCGGGAGGACACGAGCGGCGCCAGGCGCGCGTTATCTGCGCGCTCCATCGCGTCGAGGGGCGAATATTCCGTGACGGGCATCAGGCGTCCAGCAACGGGTTGTCGGGCATGACGCCATTGGGATTGGCGTCGCTCCAGAGCGACGGATAGACTTCGCGGCCGTCCTCACGGGTGATCCATGCGCCGCGCGCCGTGTCCCATTGGGCGACGACGGCCAAATGCCTGACGTCGCTCACGGTGCCGTTGGCGGCTGCCGTGAACTTTGCCGACGGCAAGAACAGCCAGACCCACTGGTCGCGCGGCGCTTCATGAGCCGGATGCCAAGCCATCAGCGGACGCCGAACAAACGACGCCAGGCGCGCAGAACACGGCCTGGCGTTTTGACGCGGACGATTTGAATCACTCCATCGGGACGTTTCGATTCCCAGCGGAACGTCTCAGCGTCACAGCATGGCGTCAGGCCGTGCCACGCCAAGCGCCGAGTGAACGGCCACCCCTCAGAATCCATGAACGCCTCGAACTCCGGACGCGTCACTTGGCTGCCCCGAGCTTCGCCATCTGCTTGGGCGAGATACGTCCCATCTTCGCCAGCGCGCCAGCCGACTTCTCGATGGCCTTCATCTCGTCGACCTTTTCGGCGGCACACTCCTTGACCTTGGCCATCAGCTTGGCGTCGTGCACGATCTCGCCGGCACGCTGCAGCGTGCGCAGCGCATCCTCGACGCGCCAGCGGTCGTCTTCAACGGCGGATGTAGCAGCGGGGTAGTCGCCCTTGCTTTTCGCTTTCGCCATGATCAGGCCCTGCCTTCTGCCAATTGCTGTTGCCGGTACGCGTGGCGGCGCTGCATCATCTGCTCGACCGCGCGGATATCCGTCGCCGCCTGTCGCGCCTGCATCACCGGCGTAAAACCGTGTTCGTTGATCAGCATGCGCCAGCCCATCGGCAGGCTGTCGATCTTGTCCATGATGTCGATGCGGTCGTAGTCGAGTTCGCCGCGGTATTCGTTCGGAGCGACGGATGCGGTCCGCTCGCGCTCGCGGACGCGTCGCCA